GTCGCATATCAGCATGTGGCAGACTCGAGAGTGCGGCTACCTGGTTGGCTGCAGGCTCGCAAGAGTAGCAAGCGCACCCTTCACGTGTGTTAGAGCCGCCCAGTTCGGTACAACGGTGTCGTGAACCAAGCCAACGAGTCACTTATGGCTCGGCTCGGTGAGGTACGCGGCACGCTGAGCGTTGATCTGAACGGGCAGATGTATAAACCTAGAGTGTACACCGTTCTCGAAGGTTTTCGTCCTTATTCAAATCTGGGCGTTTACAATAATAGTGTAGTCTCCATCCAACGCGCTTTGTTGGAACGGTATTTCTTCTGCTTGGAGGGCGGGAGTTACAGGCCGGCTCTGCGCGTTCGTGGTGGTGCATTTAACGATAGTGGACTTAGAATGTTTCGTGCTGAAGTTAGGCGCAACATGCCACGTCTGCCCGTGATGACACTCCGCCAAGCGGTGGACTCTTATCGCGGCCATAAGAGGCGTAGGTATGAGGCAGCCAAGCTTAGGTATGAGACTTGGGGGTTCAATGCTAGCGATGCGCATTTGTCTGCTTTCGTTAAATTTGAGAAACAGGATGTGAACAAGGCCCCACGGATTATTAATCCGAGGACGCCTGTTTACAACTTGCTTTTGGCAAGGTATTTGAAACATGCCGAGCACCATTTTTTTAAAGCCATCAACAACGCGTTTGGTGCACATACTGACGCCACTGTCATCAAAGGGTTCAATGCTGATATTTCCGCAGAGATTCTCCGACAGAAATGGGACAGATTTTCTGACCCAGTGGCGGTTGGTTTGGATGCCAGCAAGTTTGATATGCACGTGTCGCTACGTGCGCTGCGGTATGAGCACAGTTTTTATATGTCCTTGTTTCCCGGGGACGGGCATTTGCGTGCCTTGCTAGCGCATCAGTTGCGCAACCGCGGCGTCGCCTACGCGCCTGATGGCCGAGTCAAGTTCACCATGGAAGGAACCAGAGCGTCTGGTGATATTAACACCAGCCTCGGTAACTGCATTTTAATGTGCGCTATGGTGTATAGCTATGCTAGACACCGTGGGGTTGAACTTGAATTGTGTAACAATGGTGACGATTGTGTCGTAATTTTAGAGCGCCGTGACTTGGCCAAGTTTAGTCTTGGCTTGGATTCATGGTTTAGGGGTAAGGGTTTTGCTATGCAGGTGGAAACTCCAGTTGATGAGTTTGAGCGGATTGTATTCTGCCAGACTTCGCCGGTGCAGTTGTCCAGTGGTTGGCGTATGTTGCGCAACCCGCGGACCTGTGTCGAAAAGGACACTATGTGTTTGTTGCCTATCCTGTCCACTTGCTTTTATCGGAAATGGTTGTACGCCGTGGGTGATGCGGGTGCCCAGCTATATGCTGGGGCACCTGTGGTTGGCCACTTGTACACACGTTTCAAGGAGCATGGCTTACCACCTACGGCCAAGTTCGTCCAGCATGTTTTTAAGAATACTTCGTGGTTGGAACGAATCAACGGTTTGATGTCGTGCAGCATTGATGCGCGCGCACGTTGTTCGTATTATTTTGCGTTTGGGATTCTACCAGATGAGCAGTTGGCAATGGAGCAGTTTTTCTCCAGGTTCACCATATCACATGACAGTAGAGTTCCGGTTTGGCCCGGGGATGATAATACTATCATTACGCAGAATTATCAATGACACGACGAAAACAAGTTAGAGTGGTGGTGGCTAATAATGCCGTCATCGAGACGAAGAGACAAGCCTACCAGGAGAGGCAGAAAAATAAAAATAGAGAGCTTACGCGTATGGGGGCCGCTTTGCGGTACCTTGGCGCTTTGGGCGGTGGCGCAGTTGGTAGTTCACTTGGGTATCGTGAGGCCGGGGCTGCTCTTGGAGCAGGCATGGGTGCCGCAGTTTCTAAGTGGGCTGGTTCAGGCGATTACCGAGTTGTATCTAACACGGTATTACGCGGGTCGGCAGGAGTGCCAATGATGCACAAGTCAGACCAAACCATCACCGT